CAAAGTCGAGGACATTGTTGAGGACAAATAAATTAGAGGACAAGACAAGACATAACTCTTTAGAGTTATGTCTTTTGTCCTTTTTGTCCTGTCCTGATTGTCGTGTCTGAATTAGAATCAGGTTTAGGTAATTATTTGATGGAGTTTTAGATGACTGAAGAAGTAAAAATTGGAAGGCCAACTGATTACACTGATGAGTTGGTGGATCGAATCTGCGAAGAGATTGCCGCTGGTCGATCATTGAATCGCATCTGCAAGACCGAGAGCTGGGCGCCAGATAAGTCTACATTCTATCGGTGGATGTACAAACACGAATCGATACGCGACAAATACGCGCGAGCGAAGAATGCGTGTCAAGAGTTTGCCGCAGAGGATATCCTCGAGATAGCCTACGATGCGACGCCCGAGACATACAACGTGGCGCGATTGAAGGTCGATGCGCACAAATGGGTGGCGAGTAAGCTGCTGCCTAAACGTTATGGCGAGAAACAGCAGCTCGAGCATACTGGCGAGTCTGGTGGGCCGCTGGTCATCAAATGGAAGGGCAAGGATGAATAACTTCGATAAGTTCCTATTCTTGATGGTGGCTGGTTGTGTGCTTACGACTCTTGCGATGATGGCGGACTTCTTAGGCTGGTATGCCTGAGATAACGATCCCGTACACGCCTCGGGACGTCATGATCCCGTTTCACGATAGAACGAGTCGATTTGCCTGTTTGGTGGCTCATCGGCGTTGCGGCAAGACAGTTGCCGCGATTAATGACCTAATCCGCGATGCATTAACGATTAATCGGCCCAACGTGCGAGTGGCGTACATTGCGCCGACCTATCGGCAGTCTAAGGCCGTAGCGTGGGATTACTGCAAAGAGTTCACGGTTAATATACCGGGCATCAAGATTAATGAGTCCGAGCTGCGCATTGATTTTCCTAATGGCGCTCGCATACGATTGTTTGGTGCCGAGACAGCGGACTCGATGCGAGGACTATACTTTGACTCGGTGGTGCTTGATGAGCCAGCCGACTTTCCAGCGAACGCATGGTCGACAGTCATTCGACCAGCGATCGCAGATCGTCAGGGCCGCGCAACGTTTATTGGTACGCCGAAAGGTAAGAACGAATTCTGGGAGATATTTGACGCATCGCGCAATGATCCTACGTGGTACTCGGCGGTGCATAAGGCTAGTGACACTAATATATTGCCGGGCGAGGAGCTGGACGCCGCGCTCAAGACAATGGGCGAGGATCGATACGATCAGGAGTTTGAGTGCAGCTTCGAGGCGGCAATCGCTGGCGCTTATTACGGCACCGAGATGAAGGAAGTAACAAATACTGGACGGATTGCCGCAGTTCCATATGATAGAGCCGTTGGAGTCGTCACGGCGTGGGATTTAGGTATCGGGGATTCGACCTCGATCTGGTTCGCACAACACGTTGGAGCCGAGGTTAGGCTGATCGACTACTACGAAAGCTCTGGCGTTGGACTGGATCATTACGCCAAAGTGTTGCAAGACAAGGATTATGTTTATGAGTCGCACGTCCTACCGCATGACGTGCAGGTCAAAGAGCTGGGAACTGGCAAGTCTCGGCTCGAAACGTTGGATTCGCTAGGGATAAGGCCCGTGACAATAGCACCAAAGCTAATGGTCGATGATGGAATACAGGCAGTGCGATCCATGCTCGGGCGATGCTGGTTCGACGAAGCTAAGTGCAATCGAGGCATCGAGGCATTGCGGCAATACCAACGAGACTTTGACGAAAAGGGCAGAACGTGGCGAGGCAGGCCTCGGCATGACTGGACATCACATGGCGCAGATGCAATGCGCTACTTGGCAGTTGGATACCAGAATCAAGCATCGAGCTGGGGCGAGCCAATCAGGCGTAACTTGCGAGGGATAGCGTAGTGGCAGTTATAGTTCCTAAAGGCGGCATTTTAAGGATGATGGGGCAGCGCGTAAATCCCCAAGTTTTAGAACGCGCACAAGAAGAAGAAAAAATACGAGGGCTTTTGTTTAGAACTGAGCCGACCGGAAATGTTGGGCCGCATCCAGAAATGAGCATTGTTGATCTAGAGGGCAAGCCATTTATAAGTGGGATGTCTGATAGATCCGCTGCGGCACGAAAAGTTACTCGCGTAAATGACACTGAATTAAATATGCCGGTAAATTTAACTGGCGGTCAGGGATTCATGTTTAACAACCCCGGCCTAGTTTGGGCGAATGCACGAAAAGAAGCAGAGGCAATGGATGCTTTTGCAAACGAGTTAAAAAGATTATATGGCGAATATCCGGTAATGCTGCCTTACCGTATGGGAATGGGATCTGCTGATCAGTCAACAATGCCGGGCGAGGTCATGTTAAGTTATGCGCAGTCACTACTTGGCAAACAAGGCAAGGCGCAGGTAAATAAATATATAAAAGATAATTTTGTACCTGACTGGGCTGGTCTTGACGATCCAAAATCTATTCAGCAATTTAGGAGTTTGCCCGGAGCTAGAAAAGTTGATTTTGTAAACAAATTTGGCAATGTTGGAAACACCGATAGATTCGGCACATTGTCTACAGCTGAGGCTAGGGCTATTATTACCGAGCCAGAACAATTAGATTCCCCATCATTAAGATTGCAAAATGTTGGTCAAATGACTGGGCAAGGAACTCGTAATGCAAATAATCCAACTTACACAACTGCTACGACTGGCGAGGGCATTGGCACTTTAAAAGAAAAAGACGTAACTACTTTTGATTTAATGCCAGACCAAAAGGCCAAAGCTGGATTTGCAGAATATAAAAGAGATGTAGATCGAAATAATTTAACTAATGCTGATGCATATTCATTGCAAGTAAATATTGTTGGCGGTCGGATTTCAGACAAAGCCCTTAAAAATTTAGAAAAATTAGGCGTCATTGGCGGCGCTGGAATTGCAGGATCCGCATCGGCAGGAGGCCCAGAATTTATAGACAGGATCTACAATCCTCAGAATCACAAGTTTATTCTAAATGGTGACGGCTCAATATCTACTCACCGCATGGTAGCAGAGCAAAGCGACAATGGAAACTGGTATGTGTTTCCAACTATCCAGCAAATGCCAAATGGCGAACTGAAAGAATTTGTGTTACCAAATGGCGATCCAGACAATGCGGCTGCAATGAGAAACGCTATAGCAACTAATAATATGTTGCGCATGAAAGACAAAGAATCTGCGCTTGCATTTGCTGAGGGAGCATACAAAGTTGGAACACCGTTAGAAACGTTTAATCCAATGCAGCGAACAATGGAAGATAACATTGACTCAATGTTAAATCCAGCGCCCGGCGCCAACGACAGGCTGTCTGTTCCACCTCGAGGGCCAATTGCAGGCGCGTTGGCAGATGCTCTTTTTAGTGTTAAAGATTATTTTAGCGAAATGCCTAACGTTGCAAAGTTTGCAAAAGAGTTTCTCGGAACTGGTTTAGGCGCAGAGATTGCAGGCGCTCAAGGAAAGTATGCGCCAATAACAACATCCCCATCAATTCTTGGCGAAGTAATTACTGGTCAAATTCCAGAAGCGCTAGACAAAATATCTTATGGCGAAGCAAGTTCTAATTTGACTGGCGAAGAAATGTTTGACTTAGGGACAGGCGCTATTGGCGCAGGATTTACTACAGCCGGATTGTTACGGGGTAGTAAACCGGGCCTGAAGGCTGCTGGAGAAAAATTTGTAGATATGGCAGATAGCGCATCGCAAAGGCTTGGTCTATCGCCTCAAGTTGCGCCAAGCGGCCCAAGAGGGCCAAACGTTAACGCTATGGGATTTTATTCCGCAGTTGAAAACGCCGCCATGAACTTAAATCGTAAGTCTGGATCTGGGCAATCATTTTTAAACGATATAAAAAAAGCTCCTAATATTAAAGATAGCGAAATAAGATGGATGGGCCTTGATGATTTTTTAAAAGGCAAGAAAAACGTAACGGCAGAAGAAGTTCAAAGATACATAAGGAATAACAGAGTTGATGTTCAAGAGATAACGTATCAAGACAATCCTTATGGATTTACGCAAGATTATGAATTTGAGGAATATATAAATGAATTAGATCCATATATTGATGGATATGAACTAGAAAACGCACAATATTTTTATCGTGAATTTTTAGAAGGCGGATTGCCTCAACATGACGATCACATTACTAAAGGCGGCAAAAATTTAAGAGAAATTGTGTTTACCTTGCCAGACAATGCGACACCAAGGGTTTTTCAACAATCTCATTATCCGCGTGTTAACAACGTATTAGCCCATATGAGGACGGCTGATCATAAATCTGATGATGGTAAAAAAGTATTATTGTTAGATGAAATACAATCGGATTGGCATCAAGCAGGAAGAGGAACGCCAGATGACAAAGGAAAGTATACGAATCCTGAATACATTACAGATTTTGAAGGGATGCGAGCCGCTGAAAAAGAATATCAAGATTTAAGAGAAGAAATTATTTACGCGAAAGAAGAGTTTGTAAGTGATTGGGATAAGAAATATCCACGCCCAACTACGGCTAATTATAATGAACGTAAAGATGGTTTAGCAAAACTTTTAGTCCCCTTAGAAAAAAATCTTTTAGAATTAAAAAATAAATTAAATCCATATGGCAAAGTTCCAGACGCACCATTTAAGGATGAGTGGCACAGCGTAGCACTTAAAAGAGCGGCAAAAATTGCTTCGGAAGAGGGATACGACAGAATTGCGTTGACAACTGCGAGAACTCAGGCGAAAAGATACGGTTACCATCAAACAACTCCCTCAATAAAATATGATGAAAAAGCCGATTCTGTTACTTTCCCCGGTTACAACACATATTTTGGCCCTGTGGATGAAGAGACTGTTTTCTTAAATGCTTATTCATCTAACTATCAAACATTAGAAGATATTTTTGGCAAAGAGTTAGCTAACAGAATTAGAAACGCGCCAGTAGACGATTCTAAAGTTAGAGTTGTAAAAAACGAAGATGGCTCAGACATTGAATATGGCTATGATGGATTTAAACATTATTATGACCAAGCCTACGTTAACTCAATGAAGAAAATTGCCAAAAAGTTTAAGTCTAGAGTTTACATGGGCAAGCTGGAAAATGGGGATGACGTCATGTATATGGACATTACTCCAGAGATGAAGGCCGGAACTAAGGCAGGCCAGCCATTGTTTAGCGCTGCGCCAATTGCACCAGTTGGCGGTGGATTGTTGTCAACCGAAAAAGAAAACAAAAAGACAACCAACCAGTTTGGTTTGTTAGGAAGATAAAATGAGCGCTTTATTTGGTTACGTTGACAGATTTAGAGAGTATCTTGACGAGCAAAAAAGAATGAAAGATGCCTTAGAGGCCCAAATGGGCGCAAAAGGTTATGCATCAATGTACGATACGCCTTACGACCGAGCGCAAGGATTTTCTACTGGATTATTGGCAAGACAAAGATTTCCAGAGGCAAATCAATTGACAGCTAATTTAGTTGGCGGTCTATATGAAGGCGCTCAAACTATTAAACATATATATGACGGTTTAAAAAACGGATCTGATTTTACTGTTATGCAAAGATATGGGGATATGTTAAGAGATATGCAAAACAATGCTGCCGCATATCGGTATTACGATGAGCAAGGAATTACTCCAGAAATGTCTGCTGAGGAAATAATGAGTTTAGGCAAAAGATATGGCGAAGGTAGTCTATTTGATGAAACCGACAAAGAAAGACGGAAAAAGAAATGACAATAACAAACTACAGCACATTACAATCGACAGTCGCCGATTACCTAAATCGAAGTGACCTGACCAGCGTCATACCGACGTTTATTCAGTTGGCAGAGTCGCAGATCAATCGCGATATTCGTCATTACAAAATGGAGACTCGATCAACGGCAACGATAGACGCTGGCGATCAATACTCGCAAGTGCCAGCAGACTGGATGGAGACGATTCGAGTTAGCATACAAGGCACCGGCACAACCGTTGTTAATTTAATATCTCGAGATGCTATGGCAGATAAACGTGCTGGCGCTGAGGATGTATCTGGTCGGCCTGAGTATTACACTCACGCAGATGGACAGTTTAACTTCTATCCGACGCCAGACGCAGACTACACGCTGGAGTTGTTGTACTTTGCTAAAGTGCCTGATTTGGCGTCGAACAGTGACAACTGGCTGTTGGATGACTCGCCCGATGTATATTTATATGGATCGTTGATGCATTCTGCGCCATACTTGCAGGAAGATGCACGGATCACAGTTTGGGCGCAGTTGTATTCAGCGGCAGTTGCAAGACTGAATGAATCATCAGATCGATCCAGAATGTCTGGATCTGGATTAAAACTTAAAGTGAGAGGATTAGGATGAGTTTTTCTAACTTTTTAGAAACCGAAATACTCGACCATGTATTTGCAAATAATGCTTATACTGCGCCGTCAACACTCTATTTGGCGTTGTTTACTGGCGCACCCGGCGAGGCAGGCGGAGGCACTGAGGTTTCTACATCTGGCACGGCATATGCTCGGCAGACTGCCGCATTTACTGTGTCAGGAAACACTGCGACGACGTCATCGGCTATTGAATTTCCAACGGCAACTGCAAGTTTTGGAACTGTGTCGCACGTCGGTATTTTTGATGCGTCAACATCTGGCAATTTGCTTGCATATGCGGCGCTAACAGCATCAAAAGCTATCGACACTGGCGATGTTTTTAGAGTTCCAGCTGGGGACTTAGATATAACGCTTGATTAAGGACTGATATGGCTCTAGTTGTAAAGGATCGAGTCAAGGAAACAAGTACAACGACGGGTACAGGAACGTTAACGCTTGCTGGGGCCGCAGACGGCTTCCAGTCTTTTGCCGCTGTTGGAGACGGAAACACGACGTATTATGCAATTGTGTCTGGCAACGACTACGAGGTTGGATTAGGTACTTATACGGCCTCTGGCACAACGTTAAGCCGCACAACGATACTAGAGTCATCAAACTCTGGCAGCGCATTGAATCTTGGCGCCGGGACAAAAGATGTATTTGTTACTTATCCTGCCGAGAAATCGATATATGCCGACTCAAACGATGATGTAAGCGTCCCAGCAGATTTAACGTCTGTTGGTGGGATTATCTCTGGCGCCATATTTGAGCATACGCATACGATTGCATCAAACTACACAATCACCAGTGGGAATAACGCAATATCCGCTGGCCCATTAACTGTCAATTCTGGCGTTAGCGTCACCGTGCCGTCAGGATCTATCTGGAAAATTGTTTAATTGTTTGGCATAAACGCATTTAGTGAACAACCGTTTTCTGCAGAAGGTGCGGTTAATTTTGTTGACGCGTCCGCAACACTAACAGCAACATCGAGCGTCACTGCAAGTGCTGTAACGGTCGTCGACGCTGCGTCTGCGATTGCAAGCACTGCCTCGATAACATCGAGCGGCGCAAGAATTAGAGAGTCCGGGGCGTTATCTGCCGGGGCCTCGGTTACATCGATTTTATATATTCGAGAGCGCGATAACACTGCGACGATAGCGGCAACATCTACTGTTACGGCGTCTGCCAATAAAGTTCAGTCCGCATCCGCTACGGTGTCTGCAACGTCTAGCATCACATCAAGTGCCGTTACAATATTAAACGCAAGTGCTGCGATGGCATCGAGCGCAACGGTTAGCGCTAGTGCAACTAAGTTAGTAAACGCATCGTCTGCAATATCTGCTGTCGCCACATTTACTGCGAGCGGTAGACTAAAATGGGAAGATGTTGCGGTTAACGCAGAAACTTGGACGAAACAATCTGCAAATGCAGAAACTTGGAGCGTTTTAGACACCAACACAGAAACTTGGAGCGCGGTTAGCGTAAACAGTGAGACTTGGACAAAGCAATCTACAAACTCCGAAACTTGGACTAAATTAGCGGCATAGGTGAATAAATGGCACTAGAACTCAACGGAACAACAGGCGTAAGTTTAGTACAAGATGGTGCTGGGATGCCACCGGGAACTCCATTGCAAGTTGTATCTGTACATAAATCAGATGCGTTTAGTTATTACGGGTCTACTTTTTTAGATGTTACGGGTTTAAGTCTTTCAATTACGCCCTCATCTACATCAAGTAAAATACTTGTCACTGGTCAAATACTGCTAGGATCGCATACAGGTTTTACTTATATAAGATTAGTTAGAGATAGTACTGCTATTAATATAGGAGACGCAGCAAGTAACAGACCGCGAATAACTGCACAATTTCCCTACGATTCTGCTGAAGGGCAATACAGTGTTGTAGCCACACCTGTTATGTATTTAGACTCACCATCTACAACAAGTGCTACTACTTATAAAATTCAATTAGCAGGTAATTCCGTTCAAACTAATTATGTAAACAGAACACACGCAGATAGAGACACTACTGGTTATGAATCTAGAGCAGCTAGTTCACTTATTGCTATGGAGATTGCAGGATGAATCATAAAGCTATTTACGCACTTTATTCTAATGTTGTATCTGTCGATGATACTGCTGGAGCAAAAGATGCTAACGGTAACTCGGTTACTATCGACATGGATGCAGTTAACGCATGGGTTGATCCAGAGCAATATAAGATAGATAGAGTTTATCCATCAATCCAAGAACAACTCGATATGCAGTATTGGGATAGTGTGAATGGTACGACTACTTGGAAGGATTCTATCGATACTGTTAAAACGGAGAATCCTAAACCATGAGTAATGTTGTAATTCAAGGAAACGCTAGTGGGACAGGTGACTTTACCATTGCTGCCCCTAATAGCGACACTGATAGAACTCTGACGTTACCTGATGCTAGCGGGACTTTAGATCGTCTTGATCGTGCTGGTAATGTGTTGCAGGTTGTTCAAACTTCGTCAACTACACAAGAAACTTTTACATCAGGTTCTTACACATCTACATCTTCTTTTAGTGGAGTTATTACTCCATCTAGCACAAGTAATAAAATTTTTGTAGTAGCAGACGTAGCAATGATGTATTACTTATCTTCTGGAAACTCTGCTCATGCTTTATTTAGACTTTACCGAGCAGTAGGAGCTACCGCAAGTGCAGCATCTACAGGTCAGACTTATGATTATGGTGGGAGTGGTATTTTAACAAGTATTAATTTACCAATAAATTGGTTAGATTCCCCTTCTACAACATCAGAACTTACTTACGTTTTACAAATAAGCAAGCAAGCTGGAGAGCAAGCCAGACTAAACTATAACGGTGGTACAAGTAGAATGACACTATTGGAGATCGCTGGATAATGATTATAGATAAACCAACAGCATTGCTTTCTTTACGCCCTAATGCTGATTTTCACATGGTTGGAAATACTATTATTTGGCAAGATTTAGTACAAAACCAACCAACTGACGCAGAGATAGACGCTGAGATTATTAGACTACAAGCTGAGTATGATGCACAACAGTATGCTCGTAGTCGTGTTACTGAGTATCCAGCAATAGGCGATCAACTAGACGCACTGTATCACGCTGGTGTGTTTCCTGATGACATGGCTGCACAGATTCAAGCAGTTAAAGACAAGTATCCAAAAGGTTAATTATGAGTACAATCGCAGTCAATGCAATTACTGATGCCAATGCTGGTAACACAACAAGCATCAATGGAGTCACGCCTAATACATCTAACGTAATTGGTAAGAACATACTTATTAACGGTGCTATGAATGTGGCACAACGTGGGACAAGTTCAACTGGTGTTACAGCTAGCGGTTATTATACTTGTGATAGGATGCGGTATTCTGAAAACAGTTTAGGAACAGCAGCATTTACTATAGAACAATCCACTGACGCACCTTCTGGTTTTGATTATTCTCTAAAACAAACAACTACAACAGCAGAGGGGGCTGTTAATGCAACAGATGCTTGTAGAATAATAGATTACCGTATAGAAGGACAAGATTATTCCCGACTTGCATACGGAACTTCTGACGCAAAAAGTGTAACACTATCTTTTTGGGTTAAATCTAGCGTAACTGGAAATTATTCTGTATCTCTTGCAACTTTTTTATCAGCGTCTTTCAATAGAATTATCGGGTCAACTTACACAATTAATTCAGCTAATACTTGGGAATACAAAACAATTACATTTGTTGGTGATACTTCTGCTGGGCATGATGGTGGAGCTATTATTGGAGCTAATTTGTATTTTAGTATAGGA